CAAGGAGTTGTTGTCCTATCTCCGCAAGGAGAGAATGATTTAGGTGACACAAGCACCTTACGAGGTGGTCTTTGTTATATGCACCTATGACCCCATTATTATATGGAATATTTCGATAAAGCAATCGAATTTGGTAATCTGTACAAAGGCTTAAAGAAATCCTGTCGCAACGTGCGATGGAAAGATAGCGTAGTCGGCTATGAAGCCAACGGCTTGAAAAATACATACCTGTTACGGCAGGATTTACTGAGCGGAAAGTACAAAATCAGTCCTTACCAATGCTTTACAATTTACGAGCCTAAGAAGCGTGAGATTGTAGCCACGAGAATAAGAGATAGGCAATTTCAAAAGGCTCTCTGTGACGGAGGTCTTTATGATGACATCACCGAGCATCTTATTCACGACAACGGAGCGTGTCAGACCAACAAGGGAACGGACTTTACCCTTGACAGACTGACCGCCCACCTGCGTAGATACTACAATGAACACGGAACTCAGGGTTGGGTCTTAAAGTGTGATATTAAGAAATTCTTTCCCTCCACACCTCACGAGATGGCAAAGGAAGCCATCACAAAGCGAGTGTCCGATGAAAGAGCAAGACAGGCGGTATGCAATGTCATTGACTCTTTCGGAGGAGATGTAGGTATAGGTCTTGGGAGTCAAATCAGTCAGTTGGTCGAATTGGCTGTCCTCGATGACTTAGACCATTATATAAAGGAAAGATTACATATCAAACACTACCTCAGATATATGGATGATTTCCTACTCATCCACCCTGACAAGGAGTATTTGCAGGAGTGCCTAATTAAAATTCGTGAGTTGGTTGAAGCCAAAGGTTTAGAACTGAACAAGAAAACCACGCTATATCCTCTGCGACAGGGTGTTCGGATGATGAATTGGCGGTTTGTGCTGACCGATACAGGTCGCATCCTCCGCTATATGAATAATAAGAAACTCGGTAAGCAGAGGAGGAAAATGCGTAAACTTATCCAAAAGGAAGCCAACGGCAGAGTGCCTGAGGGTACTACTTGGAATAGTTTGGAAGCGTGGAAAGCAAACGCTAAAAGGGGTACAACCTTTTACCAAAGACAAAGGATGACCCACTATTATTACGAATTAAAAGGAGGAGTACACAATGAGTATTCAGCAGAACAACACCGAGAAAAGACTTGCTCGACTTGAAGCAGTCAGCAACCAAATCAAGAGTGAGATGGACGATGTGCTTGAAAACGCATATCGCATCGCCTGTGAGGAGCAGGATGAGGAGAGGGCCGCAGAGTTGGCTCGTAAACTCCGTAACAAACTGCTCTACGAGTCCGATAAGCATTTCACTCTTGACAGTATGCTCCCGGAAGCACCTACAGGTATTTCGTTCAGCGATTGGTTACATTGGCTCAAGAAGTTGGCGGCAGTCGCTTCTAACGCTTGGGCTAAGTATCGTCAAGCCCTCAGAGATTTGCCGGAGCAGGAGGGATTTCCGTTCAACGTGGTCTTTCCGAAATCACCTGACCATAAGGAGGATGACGAGATATGACACTCACATCACTAACCGCTCTCATTGCAGAGATTGGAATTTTAGTCGGTGTGATTGTTCCTGTCATCGTCAGCATCCGAAAAATATCGGACGGCACAAGATGTCAGTTGCGTAGTGAGATGTTACGCATCTACTATCACAATCACGACAAAGAAACAATCCGACAATATGAATATGAGAACTTTGTAATGCTCTATGAAGCATACAAAGCCCTCAAAGGTAACTCGTTCATTGATAAAATTTATTCTGAGGTAAAAACTTGGGATATTATTACTTAGGAGGTAATATTATGGCATTTTCTAACAGTCCGTTAGCCACGGTAAAGGTACTGAGTCCTAACCACTCAGGTCAGAGAACACACGAGATTGATACCATCACAATCCATTGCGTAGTAGGTCAATGTACTGCTCAGAGAATTGGTGAGATTTTTCTCCCTACCTCTCGACAGGCATCCTCTAATTACGGCATTGGCTACGATGGTGAGATTGGTCTTTATGTAGAGGAGAAAAACCGCTCTTGGTGTACATCCTCCAAATCCAATGACCAACGTGCAATCACTATCGAGGTGGCATCTGATACCACAGAGCCGTATGCAGTAACCGACAAGGCTTATGCGGCCCTCATTGACCTCGTGACCGACATCTGCAAGAGAAACAACATCAAAAAGTTGCTTTGGAAAGCAGATAAATCCCTCATCGGTCAGGTGGACAAGCAGAATATGACAGTTCATCGTTGGTTTGCCAACAAGTCCTGTCCGGGCAAATATCTTTACGACAGACACCCTCAGATTGCCGAGGAGGTAAACAAGAGGTTGGGTCAGTCTGATAAGGAGGTGAAAATCTTGTACAGAGTGCAGATTGGTGCTTACAGCAAAAAGGAAAATGCTGAGAATATGCTCAAAAAGGCTAAGGCCGCAGGTTTCACGGATGCGTTCATCGCTACTACTGAAACTCCTGTAGAGCCTAAACCTGAGGTAGTTCCTGAGGTCGAAACCATTAAAGTGGGCGATAAGGTCAAGATGGCTAAGAACGCTCCTGTCTATGGTAAGACCACTAAGTTCTCCTCTTGGGTTTACGACACTCTCCTCTATGTGAGAGAAATCAAAGGCTCTCGTGTGGTCATTTCCACTCAGGCAACAGGTGCTGTAACAGGTGCTGTTGATATTAAATATCTTACAAAGGTATAAGGAGGTATTGTTATGAACAATAACATCATCAAGAAACTCACAAGCCGTAAGTTCATCATTGCGGCAATCACAGCCATCGCAGGTATCATCACTCTCTTCGTTGGTGATAATGAGGTGGTACAGGTCATCGCAGGTGCCGCTATGACCATCATCCCCACGGTCGTGTACTGCCTTATGGAGGGCATCGTAGATGCTAAGAGCGTTAAGGTTATCACGGAAGCGACAGCCGATGCCGCCGAAAAGTTGGGTGCTGATGAAAAGACTGTAAATATGATTGAGCAGGTCGGAGCAGTCGGTGAGGTACTTACTGAGGACGATACTACTGAGTAAAAAGAAAGCCGGGTAGGGGATTTACCCTCTACCCGGTATTTCGATGACAATGCCGACACATTTCTTGATTATAAAAAAGTTCGGATTTGTCGGTTGTGGTCGAGCGAAACCCTTAATATCCGAACACTTAGTTATGTCAGATAGGGTTATAGTCGATTTCATATTATTGCTCGTATTATAGGTAATTACAATCTTTCGTCCACCATCATCGGTATCGAATACAAACACCCTATTTACAAGCGTGTCAATAATACGCTGTCGGTAATCAATATCGTTAATATCGCCGTTGTTGATAAAGTTGGTGAGCCAAAAGGCTATCCTGTCTTTCGTCAACATCGGCTTTTTATTTTCCTCTTTACCAATCTGCTTTTGCAGGTCTGCTTTTTGAGAATTGAGGTCGAGCAGTCGTTCTCCGATGTCCTCAGTATCAATACCTTGCTCCACAAGTCGCAGGAGGTTGCGTATGGCTGTCTGTACGCTCTTTAACTCACTTTGTAAGGAAAGTAATCGGCTCTTATCATTAAACTCGTTCTCAGCCAATTCTGCGACCTTACAGGCTATCTCGTCAATGACCTCAGGTTGCAAAATTTGTTTTACAGTTTCCTCTACAACAATCCGCTCAAGCCAATCCTTTTTCTCATTGGCTTTGATGCAGTTATGTTTTTTCTTTCGGTCTTGACATTTATAATAATTGTAGATAGTTCCTTGAGAGCCTGTTCCACTTTCACCTGCCATAGGACTACCGCAAAGGCCGCAGAATACCTTGCCTGTTAAGAGATACTGCATAGGGGCTTTCATTCGCCCGGACTCTCGCTTATTCTTTTTGAGCATCTCCTGAGCCTTTTCAAAAACATCCTTATCTATTATAGCAGGTATGCCATTCTCTATGACCACATCATCAAAGGTGTAGAGTCCAATGTATTTGGTGTTTACCAATATACCTGAGATGCTTCCGAGTCTAAAAGGCATATCTTTAGCGGTACGATAGCCTTTTTCATTTAGTATATCCACTATCTGCCGTTGGCTCTTTCCATTTATATATAAGTCAAAGATTTCTCGGACAATAGGAGCGGTCGCAGGGTCTATCTCAAATTTCTTGTCGGCGGTCTTTCGATAGCCCAAAGGCATATAGCCACCTGTTATCATACATTTTAGAGCGTTCTCTTTCATACCACGTTTCACACCTCTTGAGAGGTTTTCGGAGTAATACTCAGCCATACCCTCAAGGACGGACTCAAGAATTATACCCTCCGGCTCATCCGTGATAGATTGTTCGGTGTAGTACAGTCGTACTCCATTCTTACGGAGTTTCGCTTTATACATAGCGGAGTCATATCTATTACGAGCAAAGCGGTCAAGAGTGTACATAATGATGGCTTGAAAATGTCCTTTTTCAGAGTCCTTTATCATACGCTGAAACTCAGCACGATTGTCTGTCTTACCTGAGATGGCACGGTCGCAGTATTCCTCAATGATAGCAAATCCGTTCTGTTCGGCAAAATCGTGACATTTTCTTAACTGACCCTCAATACTCTCCTCACGTTGGTTATGTGATGAGTACCGAGCATAGATTACCGCTTTGACCATAATTTCACCTCCAATACTTTTCTACGCTTAGTCATCTCTTGGTAGGTCTGTACGACCTCAAAAGGGATGACTTTTTCTTTTCTAATATCAGCCAACAGCCGAGCCTGTTTCTCCCTTATCCACCTGTAACTCGGCTTTGTTCTCGTACTCGTAAACCATA